AACTGAAAACTATAGTGTAGGATTCTTTTCACAATATACTCAAACATTCTATCAACCATATCTTCTAACGAATTATGATGATTTGATTGATGATGATAGAAACACATTCACTGTGGGTAAAACAAACAAATTATATTTGTATGTTTATCAAAATGGTGATTTTACTAATTTGGACGCAGCTCCAACGGTTGATATTACTGATGGAAATGGTGTTGTAGTACCAGGTTTGCAAAATCTGACATCTTGTTTAAAAACAAGAGGTGTATATGAAGTATCAATTCCAAATCAATTTAATTCATACCCAACACCTTGTATGTTTAACGATGTTTGGTCTGATATTATATTGAATGGAGAAAATCTACCAAATATAACAAATCAGTTTGTATTGAAACCAATTCAAGCCAATATCATCATAGGATCACAATCTCAAGATCCATCTGAATTTGGTTTCAGTTTTTACGGTATTAATCAAAATGAAAAAATATTAAATACAGATATTAGAAAAGTGGGTGTAGTTGTTAAAAGAGCTTACACAACGAACACTGTATTACAAAATGTTCAGGCTTTTTATAGAATATATGTTATGGAAGGTCAAACAGAAGTTCAAGTACAAGATTGGACTAAGATAAACAGAACTCCTAATGAATTTTATTTCATTTTTGATATGAGAGACAAAATACCAAACGAATATTTCGTAGATATCAGAGTGAATACTAACGGAGAAAAGGATACTTATAAGAAACAACTAACATTCCAAATCGTAAATAAGAAATAATATGGCGACAAGAGTAGTAAAATTAACTGAATCAGATCTTAGTAATTTGGTTAAGAAAGTATTAAGAGAACAAGAATTAGAAAACTACATGACTTTTTCTAATTTAGAACAAATCAGAAGACAAGCAGATATGTTATTAAGTATGGATCATGGTACCATCGATAAAATTATTCAAGACGGACACGATTGGGCTGATGACCACATTAGTGAGGCCAAAAATAATATGGACCAAGTATTCGATTTTTTCATGAATGAAATGAAGAGACAGGAGTCATATGTAGAATACGAAGATATTCAGGAGGGAAAGAAAGCAGGTACAAAGCTTTGTGCAAGAGGTAAATCTGCAGCTAAGTCTAAGTTTAAAGTTTATCCTTCAGCATACGCTAACGGATATGCAGTTCAAGTTTGTAAAGGTAAAATAAAAGGGTTGGACGGCAAGAAACAATGCTCAGGTTCATATTGTTAATCTAAAAAATTGATTTATATTTGTATCCATGGAACAAAAAATTGTCGGGTACATACCAAGGTTATTGTTCAAAATTTATCTTTATCTGAAAGAAAAGTTTGATCCAAAACCCCCATTGGCTGAAGAAGAAAAAGTTGTCTGTGATATCGCAATCAAAGTAATATCATATCCTGACACAATATTGATGTTTACTCCTACAACAGAATTAAGGTATATTAAAAACGATAGAAAACAAATCTATATCACAATAGATGGAAGAGTGATAAACCTAATCAATCATGTTTACAGTTACAATGTGTTTTTGGAAAACAATGAAATGTTTATCAAAGTGAGATCTTCATTTGATGAAGAAGTCGAAAAACGAAGAAAGTCTTTAGATGAAGAAATCAAAAGTAATATTCGTTACTCTCTCAATACTATTTTGAAGGAGTTGGATTAATAGACTCTTTTAAGACTTTTAAAATAATATCTCTCACAGATTCTTTTCTTGGCTTATAGGATGTCATTACTGGTTTTTGACCTTTCCCTGTTTGTGTATCTTTTTTCTCAGCAGCTCTCTTTTGTCTACAAGCATTTCTTTTTTGATCTTCAGACATTTTTCTTGCAACACCCATAGCACGACACTTAGGATATGACTTATCTTCAGCCTCAGGTCTACCACAAGGAGGATGTTTACCGTTCTTATCTTTTCTACAGATATTAACCCAAGGACCTTGAGGTTGTTTACTACCCTTTGGTTTTTTCTTAGTTCCGAACCAAACACCTAAATCCTCTTTCAAGAAATCTTTACTCATGATAATAAATATTCTAAAATTGAATTATGTCAGGAGCAACACAAATAGAAGGAGCATTATTCGATACCATACAATATATGGACGATTCTTCGTTAGGAAAATTTTTAGATAACTTAAAGAAAGAACAAGCTTTGTTTGTTATCGCTGAAAGCATCAGATTTGCATTCGAAAAAGGTGTATTCAATTTAAAAGAATCAGAAGCATTATCCCGATCATTACGGGTATTAAATAACGTACAATAAAAAAAGGGTCTCACGGGACCCTTTTTATTTATAGTTTTGTTCCACAAGAAGGACAAAATTTATGTTCCTTCTTTTGTTTCTTACCACATTCAGGACAATAGTTTCTAATTTCATCTACCTCAATGTTTTTTGTACCTGTTGGTAAAATTTTGTATACTACTTTATGACAAATATACGGGTTGAATTGTTCACTAACTGTCTCAAACTTTTGTTTTGAAGACTCTCCTTTTTCAATTCTTCCTGTCTCAATGTTCCCTTTTTTTACAGGTTTAGATCTCAACATACTTGATGGTTCAAAATCACCAAGTGAATCCGTTGTAACAGAACTTGTATAAGTTGCGTTTGAAGTATTATAAGTTGTTGTGGTTGTATTATATCCTACACCACCCGTTGTACTTATCGTAGTTCCGAATTGTGGAATATAATCTCCACTACTTCTACCATAAGTTAATCCACTACCGAATGTATTTCTATTATTCAAATACATAAAATGATGTCTTATTTCTTGTTCGTCATAGAACTCAACTTCAACATTACCATTAAATGCAATTGCATCCTCATTAGGACGGGTATTTTTTACTTCGTAGGTACTGAATACAAATTTATTATTGGAGTCAAGGAAACGTTCTAAAAACACTCTCTGACCTGGTTTGATAACAATCCCACCATCAGAAATATAGTTTCCGTTTAATTTGATCTTTGCTAAGATCAGTTTTGTTTTTGGATTGTGGAGTTCAATTTCAAAAGATTCTCCGTCATTCATATAGACGTTAACCCCACCGTAGACTTTTAATCTCGACTTTCTTTTTGTTACGTGAGCAGTCGGATTACTCACATTTGTTGCGTAATTCATTTCTTTAAATTTTACAATAGTTAATTGACTATGTTACCAATTCCTTTGTATCCGTGAATACTCAACAGTCATTCAGACTGGGGACTGATAAACTAAAATCTTCAAATAAGTATACTCAAAAAAATTTTGTTGTGTAATGAAAAAGTTCTATTTTTGTAAAAATGAAAAATATGAGAAGTTATCTTATTCTAACCTTAATCACAATCTTATTTTCTTTTTGTTCTCCAATTAAGAAGACATCTGTAAAAATGCCAAGACAACCATATGTAAAATGGTATACCAAAAAATCTTTAAAGAACTATTCTAAAGAATTTTCTAAAAAGGATTGGACAAAGAAAGATTCAGTTTTTGTACCTATATTGGATACAACTTTATTTAAATAAAATTTGGTTCCAAGACTGAACCTCTGATATTTTCAGGGGTTTGATCCTTAAATCCAATTTTTCTATCAACAAAATAATAATTACCCTCTTCATCTATTTTTGGAATCATAAATTGGTCCGAGAATCTTTTTTTCTTTACGGTTGTATCAATTTTATACAAAGGGTATTTTAAAATAATTTCCGATCCACCAGGAATTACCAAACCCATTGGTGATCCTGTTTCAGGGTCTTTTATAAAACTTATTGCAACCTTACTCCTCGTAATATTTTTTATTTTTGCAACAAAAAAATTACCTTCAGCCCTCTCTTCTAAAACTTGGAAAAAATTAGTCATTGCAAAAACATTTTTATTATTTGACCCTCCTGACGCCATTTCCAATCCATTTGTCTTACCATATTCAAGTATTCTTTGAATTTTTGCTTGTTGTTCTTTAGTCAGGGCTTCTGCCGCTTCTCTATCTTGTCTAGCTTTCTCTTCTTCTTTTTTTCTTTTCTCTTCTTCTTCTGCTGCTATCTGATCCTGTATTGCTTTCATTTCGGCATTAGATGCTTGAACTGACATTTGTATTGGATTACCACAACCATCGAGAACCATTAAAGCCCAAGGTCCTTTATCTCCTTTTTTAGATCCTGTTGCAACGCAAGGAGATGGGAAATTTGTGTTAGGGAATAGTTGTTTTCCGTCTTTGTTAGATATGTAAATTTCAGGTATTGATGAATGACACATCTGAGATGCACAAGAATACCATAAAACTAATTGTTTTTTCTTTTCGAAATCAGGATTATTAACGATAGAATTTACCATTTCAGGTGTTACTTGAATAGTAGATCTTCTATTACATTCCTCACCTTGGCATCCTCCATTATTTAAATTAGCAACCCCTACTTTTGTCTTATTTAAATAAACGTCAAAGACAGCTTCGTCACAAAAATGGTCTCCTCTACATGGGATTTGATCATCTTTCCTATTCAAATAAACAAAATTTATCTTTAATCCAACTAAACATTCAGTAGTCACTTCCCCTGAAGCAACAACAGAAAAACGTATAAATTGTTCGGCTTGATACTTTGGATCATTTGGATCTAATCCTTTAGGTGTTTTTCCAATTTGTGTTTTGTATTTTGGTATTTTTGGCATTGACGGTAGTTGTCCGCTTTTTACTAATCCGTTAAAAAAGTCCTCGATAATTTTTGTGACAGTTTGCCCTCTTAAATCTGCAAGTTGTCCTGAATTTAATTTTTTATTATTTTCTTTATCGAAGTTAGTTGGTTGAGATTCTCCTGTTGTAATTTGAATCTCCATAGGTACACCTTTATATTTTTTCAAATAATCTGCAATCTGATTAAGAACTCCTGTTATTTGTTCTTTTTGATTAGGATTCAATGAATTTGCTGAATGATAACCACTTGCAAAAGTCTGAGCAGGCAATTCAAAAGTTTTAGGCTCTAATGTTTGGGTTTGTCTAACTTGTTCTTTAATCAAATAATGATTCTTCGTAGCATTTTCATGCATTTTTAAAATTCTAACAATCTCATCAGAATTCATATTAAAGTTTTGCTTAATCATGTTAATAAATATCTTGTATAAAAAAAAAGGGTCCCATAAGGGACCCTTTGATATAAAAGGTTAGACCATATTATCTTAACTCTCTCAAATCGAATGTTCTAACACCATCAACTGTGATTCTACCATAGAAACGGTTGTTAACCATTTTCTTAGCGTATCTAGTCATGATACCCTTGATAGGTGTGAAGTTGAATGGATTGTACATTGTTGGAGTAAGTTGTAAAGGTACATACGGTGCGTAAATGTAACCTGTGTCAAGTAAAGATGTTCCTTTGTGACCCAATAACACTTGGTTTGGTGGGAAGTAAGGATCTCTATAAACTTGATATCTTCCAGCAAGAGTACCAACTCTTTCAATACCCATGTTGTATTGATCTTGTTCAGGAGCTGCGTTTGATACGTGGAAATATTCCAAGTCATCAAAAATAGCACTGATTTCAGAAGAAACAACGATCCAGTTTGCTCCACCTCTTAAAGTAGACTTATGGATTTGTGCAGAAATTTGGTTGATTGCTGTGATAAGTGTTTGGTTCCAGTCCTTCTGTGTGTAAGGTACTGCGTTGTTACCAAGTTGCTTCCAACCGTTGTAGTTCCATCTTAAGTTCCAAGCTGCACCTTTTCTAAGGTCTCTTAGGATCTCTCTATCGATTTCAGCTGCAACTTGCTCTGATAATAAAGCAGTTAATTCAGCTTCAGCATCGATGTTGTGGAATGCTGCAACGTCTTGAGCTAATTCAGGAGACCATTGAGCTCTTAATTTTCTTTCAGTTACAGAAACTGTTACAGCCTGTAAATCGAAAGAAACCTCACCCAATCTGTCTTCGAATTCCATTTCCTTATAAACTCTGTACTTACATTTGAACGCTTGGTTGTATGCTGTAGCCACTGCTGTAGTGTATCCAGAATAACCATCAAGTGAAGTTGAAGTAACTTCACAAGGAACTTGTAAGTCAGCCTCTAAATAGATAACTCCGTTTGCATCACAAACGTTGTTGTAAGAACCACCATTACCTGTTGAAGGGAATGTTGTAGATGCTTGACCACCGTATTGTACAATACCTTGACCATACACCTGAGTTACAACTCTGAATAACACTGGTGAAGATACACCTGAGAATCCGTTTGCAGTTGCGTTAGTGATAGGTAAAACTTGAAGAGATGCTAAGAAAGCTTCTGTATCTTGTTCGTTACCATCTGGTCCGATCAATTGTCCTTGACCTGCACTTTGGAAACCAGAAAGTGCCATGATTACTTTTCTATAAGTACCTGCAGCGTATCCTGATTGGATAAGTGCGTTACCAGCTGAATCCCAAACTTGAGTTGAAGCTGTGTAAGTCATTGCAGAGAATGTACCTTTAGAATAGTCGAATAGACCTGGAGGATCCAAATCTGGTTCGTTACCTTCATAGAAAAGATCGTAAAGATCTTTGTCATTTGTGTTATAACCAGCGTTTTGTGATGCAGGACCATTTGGTGAACCGAAAGGTGCGTAATGATCTCCACCATCTTGTGGTAATAACTGATCTGGTGATTGATATCTCTGAATGTGTGGTACGAAGTAGAATAATTTACCGATTGGTAAGTTCATTGCTTGTACTGATACGATATCGTTAGCTAATAATTTAGAGAAAACTCTTCTAACGATAGGGAAAACTACAGTTTCGAAAGAACCTGATGAGTCTGTTGTTGCAGCTTCATTGATCAAATATGATGCTTGGTTCTCAAATAACTGAGCTACGTTTTCCTTTTGGTGACCTTTAAGACCTTCTAAAAAGCCTAATTTGTCCCATTTGTTGATTGTGTCTTCT